TGGCGCATCTTCTTCCCGTTCAGCAGCGACCCGGTCAAGGCACGCAACCAGATCCGGCGGGCCTACCTGTCGGGCGAGAGGCGGCTGGAGACGGGGCTTGCCATCGGCTCGAACATGGCGGCCAGCACGATCATCGGTGCCGCGTCGACAGCAACCGTCGGGTACATGGTGTCTGTCCTCGCCGGGCTTCTCGGCGGAGACGGCCCGAGCGACGAGGAGGAGAAGAAGGCGATGGAGGAGGCCAAGCGCCTGCCCGTCGCGGTCGCGAACGAGGCCATGTCGTCCTCGCTCGGCTACCTCGGAATCGTCCTCGGATGGGTGACGAGCGCGTTCCAGTACCGCCGTGCGCCGTTCACGCCCATTGCCGTTCGTCCGCTGGAGCAGGTCGTGCGCGAGACGACCGGGCCAAAGCCGATCCCCGAGCGCGTGGTGGCCGCGATGCTCGCCGCCTCGCAGTTCGCCGGGTTCCCAATGTACGGGCTGTACCAGTTCGTGCGCGACTTCTTCCCGAAGCCGCAGTCCGAGCGCGAGTCGCAGACCCCTGCCGAGCGCCTGCGCGAGCGCATGACGCCAGAGGCGGTACGCGAGCGCATCAGGCGGCGCATGGAGCAGTTGCGGCCCTAGGCGGCAGCCCGCTTCTTCCACACGGCGACGTGGTTTCGGATCGACTTGTCCGCGAGTTCCGCCGATAGGGAGTTCTTCGGGCGGACGCCCGTGGTCGCCCATTTCGCGAACCAGCCTTCCCATATCCGCAGCGCCTCGCGGCCCGTAAGTCCCTTGTTGCAGAGGACCTGCATCACGTCGGTCAGTTCCTCGATGATCGCTTTGTGCGCCATGTCCCGTGCGTCGGCCATGACCTGCTCGGCGCTGACCGCCTTGCGGGTTCCGTCGAGTTCACGGGCGAACAGGTCGCCGCTCCTCGCCCGTTCGAGCCGGGTCGCGATGGTCGGGTTGGACCGTGCGATCCTGTCGAGTTGATCGGTCGGAGGCTTCCAGTCGAACTCCTCCACCACCTTCCCCCGCTTGCGGGGGGTAGGGGGGTTGTTTGTGGTTGTGGTTGTGGTTGTAGTGGGCATGCTTGACGCATGCTCGTCGCATTCGTCCGGCATGCTCGGAGCATCGCGCTTGCCCTTCCACCTGCTCTTGGCGGCGACGGTCGCACGCTCGGAAGCCCTTGCCCTGCGGTCGGTTGCGCTGTTTCGCTCCTGTTCGAGACGCGGATGGGACAGCATCCCGTCCTTTTCGAGGACGAAACGGGCGCGGAGGACGGCCCAATCCTCGCTGGTGATGTCGCACCGGGTCATGCGTGCGCATGTCTCTCGGTTGTCGGGAATGCCCCCGTTCGTCCACGCATACATGAGCAGTTGGGTGTACGCCCACCCCTGCACCGCGGTCAGGGTGGCGGTACTGACGAGGAAGTCGGTCGGATACATCGAGAACCACGGAAGATTCGGCATGGAGCCTCCAATAAACCGGGGTGGCGCGGGGAGCAGGTGCAAGCGTACCCGCGCCACGCCCGGCATCAGGATGTCGAGAGGGTTGCACCTGCTCTCGGGCGGGAATCATACAGCCATTCCTTGACAGGTCAAGCGGCGGGTGTATATTTCATCCGCCACATGTTGGACGGTCTGCCGACTGCTGGCTTTCCTTGCCCCCGGAAGCAGCACCCGTGCATCCAAACGCCGGGTGCTGTTCTTTCCTTGATGGTCGGACTGTAGGGTGTGGTGCCATGAAGACCTCATGGTCCGTGACAGCAGCGGCTCGAAACATCCACATCGTTGACCTCAAGGCCGACAGTGTCACGGACTCATGGGTCTTCCTGCTCCGAGGGGACGCACATCACGACAACCCGCTGTCGAATCACGAACTTGAGCGCAAGCACCTCGACAGGATCCAAAAAATCGGCGGCGGGTGGATCGACGTAGGCGACTTGTTCTGCGTGATGGGCGGCAGGGCGGATCCGCGGCGCAGCCGCGTCGGCGTCCGCGAGGAGGACGCCACCGCGCCAGACTACTTCGACTCGGTGGTCAAGCATGCGGCGGAGTTCTACGCCCCCTACGCGAAGTCATGCGTCGTGATCGGGCGCGGCAATCACGAAACCGCGATTCTCAAGAATCAGGAGACGGACCTGACCGAGCGGCTGTGCGAGCGCATGAGCCACCTGTCGAGCCATCGCGTGTATCCCGGAGGCTACGGCGGGTGGGTTCTGTTCCGCTGCGCGGTCGGGACGCACAGGTACTCAATGAACCTGAAGTACTTCCACGGCAGCGGCGGTGCCGCGCTCATGTCGTTCGACACCCTCAAGGTGCGGCGGCAGGCGGCGGTCATCCCGGACGCGGATGTCGTCGTGCAGGGACACGTCCACAAGCAGTGGGTCATGCCGCTTGCGAGGGAGAGGATCGTCTGCGACAAGGGCGGTCCCCGCGTCGTCCACGACATCCAGCACCACGTCCGGGTCGGGACGTACAAGGACGAGTTCGCGGACGGCTACATGGGGTTCCACGTCGAGCAGGGGCGCACCCCGGAGATCATCGGCGCGGTCGAGATGAAGTTGTCGCTTCACTGCAACATCGTGAACAAGCAGACCCGCTACCAGTTGAGGCCCGAGTTCTTCCCGGCGCACTGACATGCGCGTCAAACTCAACAACAAGTGGTGGAACCTGCGCTTCGTCCCGCAGTTGAGGGACTACGGCGACATGGTCGATCCGGGCAAGGCGGAAGGCCGCCGCATCCGCATCGGGACATGGCAGGGCGACGAGGAGATGCTGGACACCCTTATCCACGAATTGCTGCATTGCATCGAGCCTTCGTGGACCGAGGAGAAAGTGACCGAGGCCAGCAAGGAGATGAGCAGGGTGCTGTGGCGATGCGGCTACAGGCGCACCCCCGAAAAATAAACTTGCCATTTTCCTGCCGACGCCCTTGACGGGCGTGAATGACTATCTACCATACACCGCGCACGGCAATTCCGCCGCGCACAACTGGAGCCTGCACATGAAGATCCTGAAAGGCATTCCCGAGAGGGAGTACCACGCTTGGAACCTGATGAGCGCGTCCGCGCTCAAGACGCTCGACAAGTCCACGCCGCTGCACCTGCTTGCCGACCGCGAGAACGACGAGGACACCCCTGCGTTCCGCATCGGCCGCGCCCTGCACAGCCTGCTGCTGACCCCGGCCGCGTACGAACTCGACTTCGTCACCGCCCCGGACTGCGACCGCCGCACCAAGGCTGGCAAGGAGGAGTTCGAAAAGTTCAAGGAGGTCGCGGAGGGTCGCACCATCCTCACGAAGGACGAGTCCAACCTCGTCGAGGAAATGCGCGGCGGCGTGATGTCCAACCAGTCCGCACGACAACTGCTTGCCGCCTGCGGCGACAACGTCGAGGTGACGCTCAAGGGCGAGATGTTCGGAATCCCGATGAAGGCCCGCATCGACGGCTGGATCGAATCCACCGGGACGATCATCGACATCAAATCCACTGGCGGGCTGGCCTCGCCGCAAGCATGTGCGAAGGCTGCATGGGACTTCGGGTACTGGACGCAATTCGCCTTCTACCGGGAGGCGCTGCGCCTCGCAGGGCATGAAGTGTCGAGCGTGGTGCTGATCTTCGTGGAGAAGAACCCGCCTCACGCCTGCTCCTGCGTCGCCCTGAACTCCGAGGACCTCGACATCGCGGACGCTCGCCTCGTCGCCCTGTCCGACCTGTACCGTCGATTCATGGACGAGCCGGGACGCGGATGGAGCGAGGACATCGTGGAGATCCGCATTCCCGCCTACGCCAAGACCGAACTTCTCGCCCCTACTGGAGACTGAACAAATGAAGCGCACCGATACCGTCGGAGAACTGGCTGCGGCGCTCGCCAAGGCCAATCTGGAAATCCGCAACGCGGAACTCGACCGCATCAACCCGCATTTCAAGAACCGCTATGCCACGCTCGGCAGCATCCTGAACGCCGTGCGCGTCCCGCTCGCAAAGCACGGGATCGCCACGGTGCAGACCGTGAGCATGCAGGAGGGGATGGTGACGGTCACGACCTCGCTGATCCACTCGTCGGGCCAGTGCATCGAGGACACGGCAATGTTCCCGCTGCCCGACAAGGCGACCGTGCAGCAGATGGGCAGCGCCATCACCTACCTGCGCCGCTACGCGCTGGCCGCGATCTGCGGCATCGTCGGAGACGAGGACGATGACGGAGAGAACGACCGGACGCAGCGCACCGAGCCGCGCCGGGAGACGTTCAAGCCGCAGGAGGCACGCGGTTCCGCGCCAGTGGCCGAGCGCCCCGCGCCCAAGCAGGTCGCCCCGGCCCCGAGGCAGGAGTCCGTCGCTGCTGCCGAAGGTGAGTGGATCGAGGTCGTGCCGAAGTTCATCGACGAGGGCGTCGCCGGGAAGAACCAGTCCCCGTACGTCAAGATCAAGGACTCGAACGGTGACTCGTTCTTCGTGTGGGACACCGCGCTGTTCGGCGTCGTGAAGGCATCGAAGGGTGCGCCCCTGTGGGTCATCACCGAGGCGTCCAAGAAGGAGGGCGCGCCGCCCCGCATCGTGCAGGTGCGGACCTCGCCCCCGGCGGAGCCGGGTTCGATCCCCTCGCTCGATGACGACGGGATTCCGTTTTGAGCAGGCCGAAGGCAAAGGCTCGCACCTGCCCGGTCACCGGGTACGCATGCAACTATGCGTACAAGCATGCCCGGTGCAGGTGCGAGCAATGCGTGGACGCGCTCCGCGAGAGGTGCTACACGACGATCCAGCGGGCGCTCCTCCGCGCCCATGCGTCGAAGCGTGTGTCGAACAAGAACACGAAGCGGTGCATGTTCCCCGAGAACAAGCCGTACACGGGATACCAGTACGGGTGCCGATGCCTCCGCTGCGCGGCGGGTCAGGCTGCGGCGGTAGCAAGGTACAGGAAACGCCGAAAGGAGAGGCAGCAGCATGGAAGCGCACAAGGACGGAACGACGTGTGAGCATGGAGCATGCGATGACGAGTCGAGGTGCAGCGCATGTCGCACGAAGTACGCGGATGACATTCTCGTTAGGCTTGCGGCAGTCGATTCGATATCGCAGCGTGACCGAGCGACGATCAGGGATGCCATGTACGTCATTGCCTCGCTCCGTGAGGCGGACGCCAGCATGAGGAATCGGCTGTCGGAGTACGCGATGCGGGAACTGTCCCGCCTCGACGAGGACTCCGCATGAATCCGTACAAGGTCGAACCTCCTTTCTATGTTTCGTTCAGTGGCGGCAGGACGAGCGGATACCTGCTGCGCCATGTGCTTGATGCGTGGGGAGGCACCATGCCGAGCGGCGGTCACGCGCTGTTCGCGAATACTGGAAAGGAACATGACTCGACATACGAATTCGTAGAGCGAATCGGTCGCGAGTGGTGTCCCGTGACATGGATCGAGTGGTCGCCGTCCGGGTACGAGGTTCGTGATCCGCAGACTGCCAGCCGATCGGGGGAACCGTTTGCGGCGCTCATAACGAAGCGCAACTATCTTCCGAATCCCATTGCGAGATTCTGTACGAGCGACCTGAAGGTAAAGCCGATGCAGAAGTACATGCAGGATCATGGATACGAATCGTTCACTACCGTGATCGGACTGCGGTTCGATGAGCCGAGGCGTGTCGCGAAACTGCGCGCAGATTCCACGCGAGACATAGCGATGCCGCTGGCCGATGCCGAGGTGATGAGGGAGCAGATCATCGAGTGGTGGAAAGGTCAGCCGTTCGATCTGCGTTTGCCGAACGATGATCCGGCATTCGGCAACTGCGACCTGTGCTTCTTGAAGGGTTCCGCTCGGGTTGAGCGTGTCATCCGCGCCGAGCCGCATCGTGCTATATGGTGGGCGGATCAGGAACGAAACATTGACGCCAGATTCCGAAAGGATCGACCGACCTACGGCCAACTGTTGACGCAGATCACCGTGCAGGGCGAACTGTTTCAGCATCTCGATGACACGACCATCCCGTGCGATTGCACGGAGTGAAAGAGGACAAAAGATGACCGACCCAACAGACATCATCGCACGGCTGCGATCTTTAGAAACGAACACGGCAGACGAGGCCGCAGACATGATTCAGCGTCTGCGCGCCGAGCGCGACGAGGCGAACAGGGCGCTCGCCGTGTACCGGGAGTTCATCGGGGACGAGATGATGGAAGCCGCGAAGCGACGGGCTGGCCGTGGCTGACAAGGGAACCCCGATGCCCGTCGAGGCCGTGCTTCGGATACGGGCGGCGGTCATGCAGGGCATGAAATACAGGCAGGTGTCCGAGATGTTCGGATGCACCAAGACGACGGTATCGAACATCCACCTTCGGAGGACGCATGCACGGATCGCAGACGACGGAACTCTTGTTGGCCCGCCTCGCACGGGCGGCGCGGAACGACGATCTCGCGGCGGAGGCGGAGACGACGATCCGCAGGCTGCTGCTCGACCTGACGAAGGAGTCGGCCGCGGCCGACCTGCTCGCCCAACGGAACGCCGCTCTCGTCACCGAGATCGACTCGCTGCGGCAGTTGGTGGAGTATCGGGGGACTGGCTGATGGAACGCAAGAAGGGACGTTGGCATCGGCGGCACCGAGCGGTGTGGCTCGACGCCGACCTGATGGAACTGGTGGACGCGGCGGCCAAGAGGAACTGGCTGTCGATTCGTGAGCAGGTCGAACTGCTCGTCGCGCTCGGTCTTTCGCAGGATGCGGACCACGGTAGTGCCAAGGGAGGCAGCACAGGTGCAATACAGCAAGAAAGAACTTGAGGAGAACCTCCAGTTGCAGATGCGACTGCGGTTCAGGTCGGAGGAGAGGGAGTCGCAAGCCCACTCGGTCGCGGCCGCGCTCGACGAGGTGCTTACGCTCCTCCTCATGGCGCTCGCGCAGGCGGCGGAGACTCCGAGGGGGATGCAAGCCCGTCGTGCGAGGAGGCTCCTCGCCAACTTCAAGAACTACAGGCTCGACGCACTCGACGGCAAAAGCGTCTGCCGCAACACCAAGAAAGTGATGGAAGCCGATGAAACCGCGCTGGAACATACGGATCGACTGGTTCGTTGACGATCAGCGGGTGCTGCACGGCGTCTCGGAGTTCGACGCCGACCACGCATGCCCGGAGGTGCGGGCGTTCTTCGTGGCCCGCGCCCTTCAGGAGACGAACCGCAAGGGCATGGCCGCGCTCGCGAGGATCGCGGATACATGGGAGTGGAGGCAGACGACGATCACTCTCATAAGTGACCAGCGAACTAGGTCAATCACGGTGAAGGACACCAAGATGGCGATGTCCGAGAAGGAGGCAACGGAATGCACCGAACGGATCATGGAATGGCTGGACGCGGACGAGACGACGGAACTGCTGACGGCCTGACCCTGACGCTGCCGCCGCCGACGATGCCGGGTGCGAACTCCCGCTGCCATTGGCGGGTGAGGCACAAGGCTGCGCGACACGACCGCTACGTTGCGGCGACGCTCGCGCTCGCGGAGATGCGGAAGTCCGCGTCGTGGCAGCGCATGGAGGGAGCCTCCCTGACCGTGACATGGCGCGGTCGGGGAAGGCTCCCCGATCCAGACAACATCGGCGGGCGCACCAAGGCATACATCGACGGCCTGACCGACGCCGGGGTGTGGGCCGACGATTCGGTCGTGCGGTCGATCACCTTCCGCACCGAGCGGGCGGAGCGCATGTGCGACCGCTGCGTCATCATCGAGGCGAGGCGCACATGAGGCCGAGGTACGAGACTCCCTACGACCGCGGGCAGCAGCGGCGGGCAATCTCCGCCTTCTGCGAGGCGTTCCGCTGCGAGGCGACGGCCACCCCGGAACTGGCCGCATGGGACTACGACATCGTGCGGGACGGCAGGACCGTCGCCGTGGTCGAGGTCAAGTGCCGCCTGTGCAAGCACGACACCTACCCGACCTACATGATCGGGCTTCGCAAGATGGAGCGTCTCCGGGAGGCCGCGTCCGAGGAGGTCGCCGCCATCCTGCTCGTCGCGTGGCAGGACCGGATGGGGTTCGTCCACGCGGACACGGCCATCTCGACCGGGATGAAGGCGCACGGCGGTCGCACCGACCGGGGCGACCCGCTCGACACCGAGGTCGTGCTGCACGTACCGATTGATAGGTTCAGGATGGTCTGATGCCTCCATTTACCGGGCATGTCCCGCCGCCGGGGACGGTCATCGACTGGCGGTCAGTTCTCGGAAAGTAAATCTCCACTTGTAAGAAGTTCTCACGCTTTCTCCTTTCCGCGTACTCGGTGGCTTTCGGTCGCCGAAACGCATACAAGTCGGCTCACCAACGGCAACCAAGAACAACCCGTTGACCGATATCGGTCAATCCGGATCGTGTACGAGCCATCGACATGTCCGGATAAGCGGTACGAAAGTGCCACACTTTTCGATAAGTGTGGTGTTCTCGCTCCGCACCCGTGCCGACCGAGGCTTCGTCACATGGAACAGCGCACGGCTTCGCCTATGCCTGTTCCTTGGCGGCATGCTCTTCCTACACCAATGGTTGCGCCGCACCGGGCCGTCCCTCGCGGGCTTTCTGCCGATGCCCATGCGGGTGTTAGGCCCTCCGACGAGCCGCAGTCCCGCGCCTCCGCGCCAGTAGGGTACACGGCTGCCCCCCGAATGAAACACCCCCCGCCTCTGCCGGGGCGGGGGGCGCGAACTGGAGACTCTGCCAAGAGTCACCGGAGAGTTTACACGGGGTCGATCACGAACGGCACCGACTCGCCGTTCACGCGCAGCGTACCCCTGATCCGGGCGCGCCGTTCGCGGGGAGGCGGGGGCGGCGGTTCAGGCGCGGCGGCGGGCGGCACGACGATCACGCGCTCCGCTGCCTGTCGCTCCTCGCGCACCTGCACGGGGTCCCACGGCGGGCTGTAGCCGGGGAAGCGATGCCACCCCGACCCGACCCATCCGTTCGCCGTCCGCACGGCGGAGCCGCCGTCCCACACGAACCCGCCCGGAATCTCTAGGAGCATGTCGCCGTGCGCCGACGCGCACAGGAACAGGGGGATGAGGTATCTCACATCTCCACCTCCGTATTCCCGTGAACGTCGCGGAAGGTTGCCTCCGCCTGTTCGTATGCGTCGGCTGCTCGCATGTACGAGGCTTCGTCATCGGGGTCAGCGCGGAACAGTTCGTATGCCGCATGGCGGAGGGCGTTCGATGCCGACGAGTCGATGAACTGCGTCAGCACGACGGGGGTGATGCGTGGATTCTTGAGCCAGTCGGTCACGGTCATCTTCTGCAGGTCTCGCATGGTGTCTCCTTCAGTCGGTGAGGCTATTCGCGTTCACGAACGCACGATACGCATCGCCGGAATCGTCGCTCATGGTCATCTTCTCGATGATGCACCCGGTAAGCATGTGTCCGACATGGACGAGGTGAAACGGGATTCCCGTCTCTCCCCGCAGGATGGCGGATATCCCGTCTCGCACCATCTCGATGAGCAGGTCGTTGTCGTACTCGTCAGGATGCTCGACCGCGACTAGATCACGCGCAACGATAACGGCACGGGCAACGGAACGTGCAAGCGCGGCACCGATGCACCCGGTCGAGTCGGAATCGTCGAACGTGACGGTGACTCCCGCGTTCGGCGCGTTCGGGTCGATCACGGTCATCGTCCCGCCCCTCTTGATGCTGACGAGCAGCCGGATGTTGGTGTCGGTCGTGAGGTCGATGTAGGTGGTGTCGTACATGGCAGTCTCTTGTTAGGCGTTGTCGGACTCGGGCGTTCGGTTCTTCGCGGGCGGACACATGCTGTCGAGCCAGTCCCCTTCCGGGGCGTACCGCGTCTCGCCGCCATCCATGTCGAGCCACCAGTAGTGGCCGATGTTGTCGAGCGCAGGGCGAACGGCGGCTTCCAGTTCGTCCATGATCTTGGACGCGGCACGGTCGGACGGCGTGAGGTCGGGCAGTTCGACGATGATAGAAATTCGCATGGCAGTGTCTCCAGTTGGGGGTGAGTGTCAGAGGCCGCAACGTGCGGCGCAAGCATCTTCGTACATGCGGTCGAGGTCGAACCCGCCATCGGCGGGCGCGGCGGCGGCGACCAGTTCGTCCACCCGTGCGGGGTTCGCGGTCAGTACGCGCCGGGTAGTGCGGCACCACGCGATGCGGTCGCCGCGGCGGACGCGGGTGCCGTCCACCGCCTTTCCGGGGTAGCGGGCGATCATCTCGGTGACGGTGGGCAGGGTCATGGCAGTCTCCAGTTTGGGGGTGCGGTTAGATCACGTTGTCCTGAACGCGGACGTTGTAGTCGCCCGCATCCATGCAATACTCCTGCATGAAGCACAGCGCATCGTCGTGCGAGTTGGTGCGGTACACCACGCGATCCTCGCCGTAGGTACTGCGGACGATTACCCAATAGGCGGCGCGGTTGTTGCGGGTACGGGGCTTGTCGCTGATGTAGTGCGGCATGGCAGGTTCTCCGGTTAGGCGCGGTCGATAGCGTTGCGGATGATCGACTGAAGCGCGTCAAGCGCGACCGCTTCGGATTCGGCGCGGGCGGTTTCTGCACGGTCGGCGGCGCGGTGCAGGGCGGCGGCAAACTCGTTGGCAGTTTCGGTGTCGAGCGTAATCGTAATCATGGCAGTCTCCAGTGTTGCGCCGGGTTGTCCGGCTAGGTGTGCGTGTAGTGTATCGACAATTCGGGAAGGTGTCAAGTAGTGAATCCTCAAATATCCGGCGGCACGGTGCCGCCCGTTCGCCCCCCGATGCGAGCGCACCGGGAGGACGACGGGGGGTACCGCGTTATTCGGCGGTCCCGTACTCCGCGCCCGTCACCGGGCAAGCGTCGGACGGCGGGTAGGGGGTGAAGGTGACACCGGGCGCGGCGGTGCGCTTGAACTCCTCCGTACTTGGGCAGTTCACCGGGAACACGGCGAGGACTTCGGACGCCCCCTCCCCGGTCTGCGGGTGCGGGATGCGCTCGACCGTCACCACGTCGGTCCCGTTGCGGTTGTCGATCCGGACGCGCACCCCGCCGGAATAGGTGAGGACTTCGGCGGCGATGCCCGTGGAACGGTGGCCGCGGGCGGTGGCGATGGTACGGCGGGCGGACGTTGGGATGCGGGCGTAGTAGTGGCTCATGGTAATGGCTCCAGTTAGGGGTGCGGTTAGCGGGTGCGGGCGGAGGGCCAAAGGTGGGAGGGGACGATTCGGAAGTACGGAACGCCGGATGCAACGCGGGCGGCGGCACGGTGCGACTTGAACCGGAACGCATGGGCGCGGGGGCCGTGCTCCGCGCCGGAGTTGCGCGGTGAGGTGCCATCGCGGTACACGGTGCCGTCCGAATAGCGGAGGGAGTACCCGGGCGGGGCTACCACCGCATCGGGGCGGTCGGTAACGACGATGATGTAGGAACGGGTCGGCAGTTCGGAATACATGGGCAGAGTCTCCGTAAGAGGGGTGAATAGCGGCCAGTGCCGCGCATCCGGCACCCCCGGTAGGGGTGCGCGGTGCGGGGTACGGGTTAGAGGTGGTACATTTCGCAAGCGGCTTCCAAGTCGGCGCGGAAAGTATCGGAAGCCGTGCGCAGCGCGGCGAGTAGCGCGCCTTGCTTCGCGCTCACCGATTCGGCAAGGCTTGCCAAGTCGCGGCAGTTATCGGAGGCATGGCGGACGGACTTCCCCCACCCGTCATCCCCGGCGGTGGGGTAGGTGGCGCGGATGCTCTCCCCGACCGTGCGCGCCAGTTCCCACGCGAATTCGGCGGACGCGCGCAGGGATTCGGTGCGGTCGGCTTCGCCGTCCTGCGCACCGCAGGGGAGCGCGGCCACCCGTTCGGCGTAGGCCGGGTGCGCGATGGCGAGGAGGCGCGAGGCGTAGGCGAGGGACGCGCGTCCGGCGGACGCGAGAGCGAGGAAGTGGACGCGGTAGGCGGCTTCGGGCGCGAGGGTGAGCGGGACGGGGGGGAAGGTGGACATGGGCAGAGTCTCCGGTGAGAGGTGAAGCGGCACGGTGCCGCAATGGGACGATAGCATACACTTCGGCGCAAGGGAAGGGGTAGCAGCAAACTAAATCGCCGGATTTCCGCAAATTGCGCGTTTCCGCTTGGGAAAGTGTGCGGAGTGAGTGATGCGCCAACGGAGTACGGGACCAAATTGGGGGACTTGCAACGGCGTTTCCTACAAGAATGGGTGCGCATCGGATTCGTTGCAGCGTGCGATGCGGTGGGCATTTGCAGGGAAACGCCAGCCAAGTGGACGGAAGCCGATCCCGCGTTCGCATCGGAGCGCGAGCGGGTGGAGCAGGCCATCGCGGACGGGCATGAAGCGACACTGGACCGCATCGCTGCCGGGATGGAACCGGGCAGCGCGGTGCAGTTAAAGGCAATTGAATTGCGGCTACGCGCCTTGCGACCGCACCGCTACCGGGATTCGGCGCAGCGGGTCGAGTTGACCGGGGCGGGCGGTGGTGCGGTGCGGGTCGAGGACGGG